TGATTTCTAACTTTGCGTGTTTCTCATCGAAGGAAGTGTTCATGGGATACTTAAAATTCCATCGGTCACTCTGCTCTACTTGGTGTCGCACAAAGTCCAAGAACAATGGACTACAACAGTTCTCAACTATTCTCACCGCCATACTTGAACTCCTTACTTGCAGCTTCATCTAACTTACTCATGATTTCTTCTGTAAAGTAAGTCTCTGGGTCATTCAATATAGTTTTACCAAACTGTTTACTTCCGTCTGGTAACTCATAACGAGTAGATACTTTTTTGAATATGTCATACTTCTCTGCGAGCTCTAACAACCCATAGTATTTGTCCAGACCTTTATCGTAGGTCAATCTTACATCAACCATCTTGTTTTCAACTGTCAGTCTGGACTTGTGGTTCTTACAGTGTACGATGTTTCCAACAACTTCGGTTCCATCTTTCTCTTTTTTCTTGGATAGATATATGATTGAAGAAGCTGCGTACTTCAATCCAGAACCGCCACCCATTTCTTTTGTTGGAAACATCGAACCAACGACATCATATGTATGGTTTGTAACAACCATCGGTATCTTTGCTTTACCAAGTTTCAAAGTCAATACACGAAATGCAGCTTTAAGAACTTGTGCTCTGGTCATGTCTCTGGTTTCTTTACCGTCTGAACTATCAGCTACCTCCTTGCTCGTTGACAACATACCCAATGAATCGAGGCACAGAAACATTGGTTTACGATCTGCTTCGTTTTGTGCAAGGTATGTGTCGATAACTTTTATCGCTTGTGTTCTAAATTCTTGCACTGTGGTTACAGGAACAATCACCATTCGTTTTGGATCGATACCTCTGTTAACAACCATCTGTTTTGTGATTGCAGATTCACTTTCAAAATAAATTACGCCTGCATCGGGGTTTGCATCGAGAAAGTTCTTAACGATTCCCATAAGAAAATATGTCTTACCAGTTGCACTCTCGCCCGCAAGGGCTGTAATTTTATTTGCAGGCAATCCACCATGTATAGAACCCGATAGTAGTGCGTTGAAAATATATGAACCTGTACCAATAAAATTTTCTACATCACCAGCTTCTACACCGTCCTCAACAAGTGATGCGTATTCATTACCTGTTGACTTAATTATATCTTTCAAAAAATCATTTACCATTCTTTTCTCCCATGTGTTGTTCAATGTTTGAGCCGTTTAGTGTTCTTTCGACTCTTTCAAATAGTGTATCTACTTTCTTTCTATAACCCCATCCAAGAGATGATTTCTTTTCACCACTTTCATAGGGTGGTTTTTCACCTATGCTGTAATATTGATCTGCTGTCAAGTCAATAACCTTTTCATCATTATCCTTTGCCCACCAGTGATATGTCTCAGAAAAATCAACAGCACGATAGAGTTTTATTTCTTTAGTGCCAAAAATCTTTTGCAAACAAGCTGATGCATGATAACAGTGTCCAAACATTCTATTCGTTTCATTTCTTTTTCTAAACTTTACTGCCACCAAGTCTGGTGTAAGATTTTGCACTATTGCATCTGAAACCAGTTTAAGATTTTCTTCGTTGTAAATCATCTTATTATATCTATATCGGTATTTCTGTTCCATACTTCGATGTCAGTTCTAAGTCTGCCATCTTGTTTTAGTGTCTCATATCTGTTTGAAGCCTTCTTTTTCCACCACTCGACAATCGAATCAAACTCGTATCTGTCAAAGTTTTCTTTCTTGATGAGTTTGTCTGTCTCTAGGTTTAGATACTCTTTGACATTTTCATAACCATAGTCAGACATATACTGGCGTTTCTTTTGAGTAAGACCTTTTGCATTTTTAAATGTTTGAATAAACTTTTCATACTCTTTTGGTTCAGTATCTTTTAGAGATGACTTGATGATAGATATCATTTTAGTTTGGGTTTTAAGTTTGCGTGAACTTGCCTCAGGGTGAACTAACATCTCCCCATCATTCTTATCAATAAACCAATTATTTAATTTATGATAGTTGTCATCATTGATAAGAGGTGCAAAGTCTGATTGAGTCAATCCCTTGAAACGTAGGAAAGGCCTCATTCCATCATACTGTGAATTTGACTTTGATGACCCATAAAGACTTGTAGTTTCAAACATACAAAATGGGCCTCCATACTTTTCATTTAGCTTTTCACTAGCTAAATGCGAACAACAAATACCAGCAAGTAGTTTACCACCAAGATAATTAAATCCAAACGGTTGAGATGGGACTATAGAAAACCCCATAATACAAGAGTCATTAAATCTTTTCATCACTTCTTTATTTCTTGTATCAAGTGGTTTACCTAAAAACTCATTACGAGGTTTGGAGTTTATTGTCGGAGAACCAAGACGAATGAAACCAGCTATCTTGTTTGTATTGGTTTCATAAACCATCCACTTGAGAGTCTTGCCTGGAATTGAATCTTCAGCTGCATGAGAAGTTGTAATCTCAAAATAACGATTAAATATTTCTGGTAAAACTTCACGACACGCAAAGTTCATTTCGTTAGGATGCATGGTAAAGTCTTGGAACATATCGTCCTCAGGCCCCATGCCAGGCAAAGACGTTGGAAAGTTTGCCATTCTATCCATCTTTACACTTCGTAAATAATCTTCTATGTTTTCTAAGTTAGAAAAATAACTAGTGAAAATATTGGCTGCGTGTAAAGCATCTTCTCGATTAAGAATCATCTTTGTCCTCAAAATGTGGAGCGGGCGGAAGGAATCGAACCTCCGTCATCAGTTTGGAAAACTGACATAATACCATTATACTACGCCCGCATTAATTAAAAAATCCTTCAAGTGTCAATTGAGTTCCAAAACTCATATCAACATTCCAACCCATCTTACTCGTTATAAAAGTAAGAGGTTCAACAAAACTTTTTTCATACTGTACATCATAATCTATTAACGAGGTAATGTCAAGTTCTTTCGGTAGCTCTGTAATAAAAGATATACTCGTTGATTGATAAAGATTTGGTTCTCGCAAATGGCAGAATCGAATTTTTTCTCCGTTTTGAATCAGCTGGTATTTGTGAGTAAGGTTGTTTTTCTTCAAGAGATGGTTGTAAAGTATCGCACCCTTACAATGAATCGGAGCACCCTTCTTGAATAGATTGTGAGATTCAGTCCACTTATCAATCCCATTGACGGAACGTGGATACGCAATTTCCTCTGGACGCATTTTCATAAAGTCTGCTCTAAACTCCTGTATGAAGTCGTTGAGTTCTTTCTCGTCACTGGACATAATAATCTTGAGAGCTTGTTTAATCTTCTCACGACATGGTGCAGGCGTACTTGATTTTACGGCCTCAATACCCATAATCTTGAGAGAAGGTTCTTTATATCGAACACCCTCCACATCCCATGCATTGAGAATATATCTTTTCTTCGCAGTCCAGATACCCTTATCTGCAATCACCTCACGTTTCATGAACATCTTTTGTTCGTATGCGTTTATGTGTCTAGCGAGATCCTGATAACTTTGATCAATAAACGGTTCAATTTTATCTCTAGCAAGACGATCCAAGAAATTGATGACTTCGCCAGTGTTCTCTCCCTGTATAGGGAGTTTGTTAATGAGTCGGTCAAAAGTAATGTAAACTGAATCTGTATCTGACGCAATGACATAATCCAAGTCATCGGTTCCAAGAGTCTTATTAAGATACCCATTAAGAGAGCGTTCAATCCATCTAATTGATAATTGGCCAGAAGTAGTAATGGCCTCAGCAACCAACAGATTATAGTAACGAAACCAGTTATTACCAATGGCACCATAAGCACTATTGAGAGAAATCTTTTTGGCCATTTGAATATTGTTGTATCTAGAAATGTCTTTATCAAGTTTAACTTTGATTTTAGGGTCGGTTGTATTTTCATATTCCTGTTTTGCCTCCAACAACAATCGTTTATACTTAACACGATCATCGTATATAGTTTGCATTATTTCTGGAAGAAACCCTCTTTTATTTTTTCTAAACAACGCACCGTTAGGCGTGAGAGTTACATTCTTATCTTTTAGAGATTGCATTATTGAGTCTTTGACTTCCCCATCTAACATCTTGTCTACAGTGATGTCCTTATCTTTTTTGAAAGGCGAACCTATAAGTGTCTCTGGTGAAATATTATATTGCATAATCAGATGTGGATACAGAGAGTTTAAATCAAAAGACATCACCCACTTGTGCATACCGACAATTGGATCTTTTACATAAGCACCCTCATACT